GACCCAAGTTAATAAACAAAAAAATACCATAAATAGTAGTAATACCACCAAGAATGTGGTATAATTACTATTATGGGTGCAAAAAATCTACATTTAGAACACTTAGAAGACGAGATTATCAATCAAGGGATTGATGGTGGTCGTGGTGCTATAAACTTTTTACAGGGTCTTAGAGACATGTTAAAAGGAAACTCTAATTCAAGTGTTAATATGACTGTTAAGTGGGACGGAGCTCCTGCTATTTTCTGTGGTCAACACCCCGAAACTAATCAATTCTTTGTTGCAAAGAAATCTCTATTCAATAAAGAACCTAAGTTTTACACTTCAGAACATGAAATTAAAAATGCAGACGAATTAAGTGGTGCATTAAAAGAAAAGTTCTTAACTTCATTTCAATGTTTATCTAAACTATCTTGGAATACAATCATGCAAGGTGATTTAATGTATACCAATGACAAGAAAATGCAAAAGATTGACGGAAAATCATTCGTCACATTCCAACCAAATACAATCATGTATGCAGTAGATATCAATTCAGATTTAGGTAAAGAGATTGCAAACTCTAAAATGGGTATTGTATTTCATACTACATACACTGGTTCTACAATAGAAGACTTGGGTGCAAGTTTTGGTGCAAACATATCTAAATTAGGAAACAGTAAAGATGTTTGGATTGACGATGCAACATATAAAGATGTCAGTGGTAAAGGTTCAATGACTGCAAAAGAAACACTTACACTTACACAAGAACTATCCAAAACAGGTAAAGCATTCCACGGAATTAAAAAGAAAGATTTAGATAAGTTCCAAAAAATACAGGAAGAGATTGGAAAGAAAGGTGCTGGTGCATCATACAAAACATATTGTAATACACTTATCAGAGGTGGTAGTTTCAATCCAAGATACAAAGGAGATATGGAACACTTTGAAAACTACTGGAGAGATAAGGTGGTTGCAAAGGTCAAAATGGAAAAGACCAAACAAATCAAACAAGAGATTGGTGAACAACTCTTTAATGAACTCAGAAGTTTAAAGAATATGATAACTAATCTTACTTCATTTATGGGACACTTGGTTGTTGCAAAACAACTTATCATAAATGCACTAAATAGAGTAAAGAGTATAGGAACTTTCAAAAAGACTGCAAATGGTTTTGAGGTAGTAAACCCCGAAGGATACGTTGCAATCGATAAAACAGGAAGTGCAGTTAAACTTGTAGACAGAATGGAGTTTGCATTTAATAACTTCACTGCACAAAAATCTTGGGATAAGTAATGAAATCATTCAAACAATTCATAAACGAAGAATTCCCACCTCTTGCATTACCCGATTATCCTATGCAAAGAGATGATATCAAATATGTTGACGGAAGTTGGGCAGTAGGTGAAGAAGATAAAGCATTCAACTACGACACTAGTAAAGACGGAAATGAAAACATGAAAGATATTGAAAACGAAGTCAAAAAAGATAGAGAAAAAAGATGAAATCATTTAATAAATTTCTCACAGAAGCTAAGAACAAAGGTGCAGTATTTACCTTTGGACGTTTCAATCCACCTACAACAGGTCATGGAAAGTTAGTAGACAAACTCAAAAAAGAATCAAAAGGTGATGATGTTCTATTATTCACTTCACACTCAAATGACAAGGTTAAAAATCCACTATCACACCGAGATAAAATCAAATACCTAAGAAGTTTCTTTGGAAAGATTGTTGCAGATGTAAATGCAAGAACAGTATTTGAGATTGCAACAGAATTACATAAAAAGAAATACACTAGAATCAAAATGGTTGTAGGTTCAGATAGAGTTGGTGAATTTGAAACACTACTAAACAAATACAATGGTGTTAAAGCACGTCATGGATTCTATAAATTCGAAGAGATTAATATAGTATCTGCTGGTGAGAGAGACCCCGATGCAGATGATGTCAGTGGAATGTCTGCAAGTAAACTCAGAGGATATGCAGAAGCAGGAGACTTTGATAATTTTAAACAAGGTGTTCCAACTAAGAACAAAGGATTGATTCAGAAACTATACAATGACATTCGTAAAGGAATGGGTATTGCAGAAGGAACACTACCACACTACATGGTTGAAGATTTAGTTAAAGAAGGAGTCTATGACCCAGGCACCTTTAAAGCAGTTTTCCTAAGTGGTGGGCCAGGCAGTGGTAAATCTGCAGTTGTAAAGAAATTAGCTTTGACTGCACTTGGTTTAAAAATGGTCAACACTGATAAAGCATTTGAAAACGGACTAAAGAAAGCAGGAATGTCACTTGACCTTAGAGGTGCAGACTTTGATAAAGTAGACCCTATCCGTGCAAAAGCAAAAAAGATTACAGGTAAAAATCTAGAATCCTATATCGAAGGAAGACTAGGTCTTATCTTTGACACTACAAGTGCAAAGTCGGGTAAGATTAAGAACTACAAAAAAATGTTAGACACATTAGGATACGAATACAAAATGGTATTTGTTAATGCAAGTTTAGACAATGCACAAAAAAGAAATGACTTAAGGTCTAGAAAACTACCATCTGAAATTGTAAAGAAAGATTGGGACGCTGCACAAAAGAATGCAAAGGAATATAAATCAATTTTTGGTAGAGACTTTGTAGAGATTAAGAATGATGATGACCTTGCAAGTCTTGATAAAAAGGCAAATTCACTATACAGTAAACTGTTAGGTTGGTCTACCTCATTCCCTAAAAACAAAATTGCAATGAAATGGAAATCTTACGAACTGAAGATGAGAGGTAAAGGTAAAGATACAGTGAAAACACCCGATATACCTAATATAGGTGTAAACTTTAAAACAACCACAAGTAGAAAGACTGGTAAGAGGATAGTTGTTAAAAAGAACTAAATAGTAGTATGTTAGAAGAACTTAGAGAAAAATTACGTAAAACTCAACAAGATAAAGAAGTAGAGGGCAAGAAAGGTTCTCAACCTAAGAAGTATTACGCAAAAGACGCAGACGGAGACGAAATGTCTAAGTCTACAAAAGATAAACGTGCATCACACTTTGATAAAAACAAAGATAAAGAAGGTGAAGATGCATTCAAACCAGCACCTGGCGATTCACAAGCAGATACAAAACCTTCACAACACACTAAGAAGTATAAGAAAATGTTTGGAGAAGGTGCAGCTGATAAATCTCTACAAAAGAAAGCAGACAAGAGTGGAATGCCTGTAGGTGTTCTAAAACAAGTCTACAAACGTGGTGTTGCAGCTTGGAAAGGTGGTCACAGGCCAGGCACTACACCCGAACAATGGGGACATGCACGCGTTAATTCTTTTGTGACTAAATCAAAAGGAACATGGGGTGGTGCAGACCAAGACCTTGCAAAGAAAGTTCAAGGTAAATCAGAGTCAATCGAAGAAGCAGTTGATATCAAAAAGGCACTTAAGAAAGTTAAAGGTCTTACTAAAAAACAATTAGAAGTGTTATCAACAATGAACACTACTCAGATATCAGTTGTTGTCAATCAATTATCTTCACTTGTTATGAGTGAAGCAATAGAAGAAGGTAAACTTGTCACTGATTGGAGAAGTATCTTAGAATACATTTTCAAAAATATAATGAAAATGGTTGAAAAAGAATATGAAAAGAATCCTGAAAAAGGAGTCGGAATAATTAATCATTTGGGGTCATATGTTAAAATGAAAGTCACTGATAAGAAACAAGAGAAAGGAAAACTATTCTTAAAGTTTGGTGATAACATACAAGAAGACGCTGCAGTTGACGCTGCAAATCTTAAAGCAAAACAAACTGAAGAACTAGAAAGATTAAAAGCAAAACAAGAACAAGAGTTAGAAGCACTTACTGATAGACACGAAAGAGAAACAGATAAAGTCAATCAACAGAAAGAAAAAGAAGTTCAGAATAAACAAATTCAAGCAAAACGTGATGCAGATAGAAAGGCTGCCGAGAAACAAAACGAAGAAAGAGATTACAAAAAAGAGTATGAAAATTATCACTCAAAACCCGAACAAGTTAAAAGACGTGCAAAAAGAAATGAAGCACGAAGAAGTCTAAAGGACAGAAAAGATATAAAAGGAAAGGACGTTCACCATAAGGACAACAATCCTATGAATAATGACAAGTCTAACTTATCAATTGTATCACAAAAATACAATAGAACAGAACCAAGACTTAGAAAATTGAAAGAGAAGGGGATACTTCCAAGTGGCAGGAAATAAACACGATAACGGAGTTCACGAACAGGGAACAGACGAAACAGTAAAAGCATATCAAGAAGATACGCCTGGTCAATCAGTTGAGAAATACGTAAAAGAGAATCAAAAATCATATCACGATTCAAAGAAAACATTTTCTCAAATTGCAATCAACGAAACACTCGATACACTTCAAAAAGAAAAAACCAATCTACTAGACAATCCATTTCGTTTAGGTTCTATGATGTATTTTGAATGTATTAATGAAGCAAGAAACCTTATCAAAGAAGACCGATACAGACTTACTGAAGTTGATAAGAATATAATGGAAACAGATATTGGTGAGTTCGAAGTGTATGAGGGAGAATTAGTTCCACTAGATTGTCCACAATACGAGTTTATAAACGAAGAAGAAGAACCCGAACTCAACAAACCAAAAGCAGGTGGCCCTAAGAAATACTATGTATACGTTAGAGACCCACAAACTAAAAAGATTAAAAAAGTCACATGGGGAGACACTACAGGTCTCAAAGTGAAACTCGGAAACGAGAAAGCAAGAAAATCCTTCGCTGCACGACATAAGTGTTCACAACAAAAAGATAAAACTACTGCATCATATTGGGCATGTAGATTACCACATTATGCGAAACAGTTAGGTCTATCAGACGGCGGAAACTTTTTTTGGTAAACTAAATATAAGGAGATAATTATGAGTCAAGTGATACACGAATACAGAAATGAAAACAGGACTGCAACAGTCCGACTAACTTCAGAAGGTTTTGAAGTAGATTTAGCAAAAGACAACATAATACTAGAAACTAGACAGGTTCATAACCATAGTGAATCTTATGCAGAAGACGTTGCAGATAACTATGTGTTAGGAATGTTTGAAGCAAAAAAGAAAGAGAAAGAAGGTAGTTTTTATGGATATAGAGAAAAAACCGACAATTACTATCCAGGCGATGACTAACCCTTATATAGACCAACCACTAGTCCAACATGGGACAGATATAGAATACATTGTTAGAACATTTTCTGCAGATGTAGACGAAGAGGAATTGGTTTGGCATAGAGATAAAGAGTCTAGAACCATACATGTATTGAGTGGAAATGGGTGGGAATTACAAAAAGAAGACAAATTACCCGAAGAATTAGAGATAGGAAAAGACTATTTTATCATAAAGAATAATTACCATAGAGTAATAAAAGGTGAAGGAGATTTGGTTCTTCGTATAGATAATGGATACACAACTACAAGAAACGAATAAAGAATTATGTCTTGATTGTGGACTATGTTGCAATGGTGCATTGTTTAGAACCATGTTTACAACTGATAAAGAGAAGTCTTACTTTAAGGAAAAGGATAAATTCGAACCAAGAATGGTAATGTCAAGACG